TACGAGATCAAGTCGTGTGACTGGAGTTCAGACGTGTGCTCTTCCGATCTTTTATTCGGTGGATTATGTATTATGCCTTTCATTTTTATTATGCGTGATAACTATGCGCATCCCAGTCGGAATTAAGTTAAAATGGAGATTCTTCTTGAGACTCTATCTCGTCAAGAATATATTCAGCTACTACCCCTTTTGGTCTCTTATGAAACTCATTAGAAGCTTCGTGAATAATCCTGATTTTACATTTCTTCCAAAGCCACCTGCTAGAATCCCATTCCGTTTCTTCATCTTCATAAGGTTCACCGATACAATGTAAGAAATGTTTTGTCCTACCCAATATCTTTGCGGCCTGACTTCCAAGCGAGGGTATTAAAATGTTATCCCATACCCAACTATCCTGATATTCACCAGAGGTAATGACAAGTTTAATGCTGACCATCGGATCACCATTGGTTGATTCTTTATCGTTGACTTCCACTATTTCTACCTCATATATCCCTTCTGGTGCTAAAACATAACTTCCACCTTCTTTAACTCCGCTCATATTAACCGTTCCTTTCATTATTTCCCTCTCTTTCTGGCTTCTACCTTATCTTTATTTTCTTGTTGCATAGTTTCTTCGTGCTGAGTTACCAAAGTCGCTACTTTTTTCTCCAAAAAATCTATGCACTTTTGTATTGTTTCGCTGTTCATTTCTTCCCAAATGTCCACATCAGCCTTGGTGAACCATTTAGTTACTGTTTCCTCGTCAACTTTTACTATATCAATCAATTTCTTGACACGGTCAACCTGTTCCTTTGTAGCCATAGCGACTGGTGTTGATTCTTTCTCAATGATTTCCGCACCATAGAATTTCTTGAAATTATTATAATTCCAAGTAAACTCGGCGGGGAATTTCTGTTTACCTAATTCCGCACGCTCTTTTATGGTCTTAGCTATCAATTCACCGTTTTTACGTTCTACTTGAAACACAAAATCAAAGAAATAATCATCTCCGCGCATAGAATCAAAAGTAACGCCTATTTTGCTAAATCCAGTGCCATAGACATCTTTCTGGTGGCTAATGACTATTACATTCATATCAAGAGCGAGCATTAAACGTTGTAATGCCTTAAAATCACCTTTTACCTTACTCCAATAACGCATACCGAAATCCTGCACTTCTTCTTCTTTTTCGCTCTTGGCATATTTCTCAAAGATGCGTGTCCACTTTTCTTGCGTAGCATTATAAACTTGCGTAATCGGGTCTATAATCAGTGTTTTATAAGGATGTTTCTCAGTAAGCAAAGCGTGAAGTTCATCCTTTATTTCATCTGGATTGAGCGTTTGCAACAATACTGACTTTGCTTTATTGATAGTATCACTATAAAGAGTTGCGCCTCTTTCAGTATCAATGATGTATGCTTCTGGAAATTGAATTGCAGCAGTAGTCTTACCTACACCTGCCGGGCCATAAACTAACATCTTTAATCGTTTCTCAACTTTCTCTGGTTTAATTGCTTTTAACATCTCATTTTCTCCTTCTTTTAGGTATCTCTCTTAAATGCCTACACACCACTATCACGCATTTTTTCGCTGCCTTTCTCTTATTCACCTCCTTGTGATACTTACAGCAGTAATAATGCATAGTTATCTGTTATCTGGTCTATATCCTTCTCTCTCTGGAAATTTCACCTTATCCACAAATCCCTCTGGCACGGCCTCTACTAAAATTGGTTTAATCAGCTTCCTGCACTTGCTCACCGGCACGCAACAGAAAAAGCAAGTCTCCTTGCGCCATTTTTTCTTGGCCCGCAAAACTGCGCAGATTTCAGAATTTACGGCAAACATTTATTCCTCTTCCTCCTCATTGTTTAATAAATTCATGATACTTCCCTGTTATTAAAGCTAAATAATCACAATCTCCATTACGAGAACTTAATTCTCCATAGTTTTTTATCCACTTTTTTAAGATATTCCAACTAATAGAAATTTGATGATAGTTGCGATAAGATTGTTTTTCCATACATTGATAACCTATACAAATAAGCAATGCCCATTTAAAGGGGTCTTTTCCCTTATTTCTATCATTTACTCCATTAGCGTGAGAATTAGCAACTTGTTCTATCATTTGCGCCTGTTCTTCTCCGAAATCTTTAACAAATTTTTCTCGTATCATTCCTCTTCCTCATCTGGGAAAAAATGGTTTATGAAAAACAGGATTACCACCAATATCTGATATTATCCTTTATGGGTTCGCCATAGAGACACCAAAGTAAAATTAGGGTGAGGGGAAGGGTGAGTATCATTTGGACTCCACAATTTTCCTATCTTTTAATTGATACCAAACATCGGGTTTAATTTCTATGCCATCAACTTTTACAGATTTTACTTCTTTGATTTGCCATTTATTGTCTATTACTTCCCAGCCGGCTTCATATTTAAAACCATTGCAAGTAAAATCTTCGTTGAAGCCTTTAAATCCCTTAATTTGTTTAGGTTGCTTTTTCATTTCTTCCTCCCGTTAGCCAACCGATTACATCAATATTTAATAAAGGTGCATACCATAAGAAATTGGCAAGTCTTATATATTCGTCTATGTCGGGCATTTTAGAATTTATGATAATGTCCGCAGTGATTTTCGGGAACTCCTGGTTCAAAGGCAATTTTGCTCCCATTTTGACAAATTTCTGGGAAAACTATTAAATTACCAAACTTATCTTCAACTTCTTTCCGAGCCTCAATGCAACCTTTACAGGCTGCTTTTTGCACTAATTCTTTTTTATAAAAACTATTTTCTTTCATCTCTTTCTCCTCTTACACGTCTTCTCCTTTTTATATTCACACATTATTTTTGAAAGGCAGGTAAAACAATGTTTTTTGAATTTCATATTTCTTTAAAATATTGATGTTCGCCTATTTTTATTGTTCTAACCATACCCTTCGCCCATTTGGGTAATCCATAACGCTCAATGTCTTCGTAATGAATAGCACCTCTCGTAATATCTGGTGCATTCTCAATAAATATTTTGCGAACAATATCCTTTGCCATAAGTTCATATTTAACCCCCTGCCTTTTTACGAAGGCATCTAAATCTTTTCTTTTTAGACCGACTAAACCAGTATTCATACCAGCATTAAGACGGTTTCTGACACAGCAAGCCACGCCATACATGCCTTGATAACCGCCAGAGACATCTTCGGCGATTAAACCTTTCCAGAGATTATCTAGTAGAATTTCTGCCTTTACAGGTTGCATATCGCAGGAAGAAAAGAAAAGAAGAAAAAGAAGGGTGGCAAAGACCCCAGGGAAGGTTATGCCCTTATGGACATAAAAATAGCGGAGTTTACTCTCCGCATCTTTATCTTTGCCACTTAATTTATCTTGCCTTCCCTGGGTTTGCATTATGCCTCCTAAAATAAAAAACTCAAGTCGCCTTTGACTTGAGTTTGTGTTGCCTTTCTGTTGATAAATAAAAATCCCATACTCGCTATTGCTGCAAGTATGAGGTTAAATAAAACATCAGATAATTGACTTAACCGACGATTAAAATTGATACATTGTGGGAAGTTATTGTAGGTGGGATTAAAAAAAGCAGTATTTAACATGGTAATTATTATTATCCACAAAATTAGCCTTTTGTCAAGCCTTATTTTGCGCCATAAGGTACGGATTGACCTTTGCCCTTCCGATTCCCTGAAGTCCTTTGTCTTGGCCTCTATGTCAAAATGTTTAAAGGCCTCAAGGAATCGTTGTTCCAAGCCATAATCCATCTTTACTTTTTCTGATAATATATAGCTAAATCTTGCCTTAGATATTCCCATAAAGTCAGCAATATCTTTCTCGCTGAAGCCAAAATACTTCTTAAAATAATGGTTGTATTGCCTGTGCAAATTTCTCAAATATTCTAATTCTCGTTTACATTCCGCCACGGAAACATCCCTCTTAATGTCTTATGAACCGCGTCTTTAATGTGAAATCCTACCCTGCGTTCAAAAATCGGCGGTTGCTTGTATTCGTTATTCCAACCGTCAACCTCAGTAAAGGCGGTAACTAACTTTTCCACTATCCTTGATTTATCTTCACCCAAAAGGTCGCATTTCTGTTCGTATCTCTCTAAAACCTCAACCGGCAGATCGTAACCTTCCCTGACATACCAATGGCCTCTGATATAATAACTCTGCCTCTGTTTGCCATTGATAAAAACTGTTTGGCTTTCCATTTAATTATTCACCGCCTTTTTTTACGAGGTCTATCCCAATAAGCACTTTTGCATTTAGGACATTGTCTTATAAATCTTTTAGTATAATCTATCAAACTTTTATGCAATGCTCTATGATGTTTTCTACATAAGAAGATAATTCTTAAAGGGTCAATATAATTTAAATGATGCGCTTCACTTTTAACATCGGAACATATTTGACAAGGTTTTCTTTTTAATCTTCCTGAATTTATTGCGGAAATAGTCATATTTCTAATATTATTTATTAACCTTACTGCTTCGTGTTTTTCTTTAGTCCACATTATAACCTCGCATTATTCTTTCCATTTTTTCCTTAATAACTCTATTAGGTTTTTTAATAAAACCTTTCTCCCAGCGATAAATCGTCATATAACTTACACCGACTTTACTTGCTAAATCCTCTCTTGATAACTTGTATTTTTTGCGGAATGTTTTTATGTCCATTTTTGCCTTTATGTAGTTTTCAACATAAGTATAACATAAGTTTAACCTTTGTCAAGCAAATTCTTTTACCTAACCTTCCCAACTTTTAACTCCATTTTGTTAGGTAAAACCATCTCGTCGCTGTTGACTAAATTCAGGGTAGTATAAAACTCTTACCGACCTTAAAATAATTCAACCTTGAGCCCCGTAGACCCTATTTTTTACGATTCATACGGTCAATTTCCCTATATCCTATTTTTTTAGCCCATCTGATGAGCCACTTAGGAACTTTATATTTATATTTCATAGCTTTCACCTCCTACTCTAATAGACGTAAGAGGTGGCAAAATCTAACAGGATTATTTTATTGGTTTGCCTGAAGACAGGAATTTAGGTTTGCCTTTACAAACGGGGCACACCATAAATCTGCCGCATTGGATTTTACGAACTGAAGGGAAATGATACTTACACCAGAAATTATTCTGGATACTCTCATCTACAGTAGGTTTCTTCCTATACCTATATATTAGGGACTTGTCAGAAGTCGCATTTGTTGACTCTTCCAATCTTTCCATTTACCCCAATCCCTTTAATTGTTTTTTTATCAGTTTCAAATCACAATAAGTTTTCCCGGGCCGCTTATAAAGTTTGTGATTTTTACTGCCTTTGTATTTAGACAATGCTTAGACCTTCGGATTAGTTTTTTTATCCCACCAATCCTTACCTAAATTAAATAATATGCAAGCTAACCATCCGCCAATAACGGCTGCTGGTAATTGATAAGGTTGCGGAATTGCGGCAGTGGCCGGTGCTATGGTAGCCTGCATTTGGGTCTGTTGTGTCGGAGTTACTTCATTAACTGCTTTTTGCCAAGCAGCGCAACCAATCATCAAAAAGCAAAGAACGATTATTGCCAAAAATAATTTTTTCACATTTCCTCCTTTATTAGTTATTATTTTGTTACTGCCTTACTTTTAGAAATCCCAGCTCTGATTGCTGCAATAAGAGCCATCATCCACGTTGTCTTGCCAAGAGCAATTATCGCCCCTATTGAAAAATCACCTGTTGAAAGGAATTGCACTAATCCTGCCAATACTCCAAGTATCGCAAGAATGTAAACCTTCTTGCCCTGCAACCATAACACTAATTTTCCCATCTTAGCCCTCCTTTGCTAATCCTCTCGTTATATTTACCACTCTTTATATGGCCTCTATCGCCTTCTGAAAAGTCTTTGCCTCAAACCTGAAATTCCCGTTTGCAAGTTTCAATCACTCTTTGAATTTTTTTTGTATAGGCAATAACTCATCGTGGATAACCTTATTTAGTTCGGCGTTATTCATTCCAATTCTGCTTTTACTAACTCTTGCGTTATTCTATCCGCCTGTTCTACCATATTGGCGAAGTAATCCTTGTCAGGAAGTTTCTGTTTTAATTCCTGCGTCAACTTATGGCTAAATTTTTCTATGTATCTTGGTATAAATTCTTCTTTAAAGGTAATCATTTCTTATTCAACATAATCTGCCTTAAGTCCGTCATAATAGAACCCTGATTTCCTACTATTATTTTCTGGATTTCATCAGAGTGTGCGGAGAAACTAACCAATGCCTTCGTATTATCCGCAACGGCAGAGGTAACTTTCTGTATGCTGACAAATGATAGATAGAACATAAGACAGAAGGCCAATGCTGGAAAACCTACCCTGTCAATGAACATCATTATCAATTTCAAGAATTTAGGTATATCGTTATTAAGTTCCATTTTGTCCCCTCCATATCTTTATATATTGTTTCTCTGTGAGTTTTCCATCATCAGGATTTAATTTAGAAAAATATTTTACTATTGGCAATAACCATTTAGGTTGCCCTAAGTCCACCCAGATAGCCCAAGTGATAGCATTTAACCACCAAAAAAGTTTTCTCATTTTGGCTCAATGAGAAAACTTTTTTGAGGGATATTCCCCGCCTTTGTAAAATCCTCTTTCCATTCTGTCGGTTCAAGGCGAACAGCTCCACAATTAAAAATACAATCGCATCGTTCTCCCTTTTTATTTTCAACACGGACACCGTATGCCCATACTTTAGTTACCCTTACGAATTCTCCCAATTCAGCAAAATCTGGAAGTCCTACTCCGACTACCTTTAAAATATCGCCTACTTTAGTTTCTGAATAGTTAATCATTTTTTATCCTCCTTCTGAAATTCCCGTCGGTATAGGTTATCTTGATTTTAGACATCAATTCACCACCATTATACGATAAGTAGTATCTACGGAGAAGCCGCCTCCGCCTGCCGCCGCCCCCACCAACCCATTATCCATAATGTCATTTATTTCGGTGGAGGTCAACATATCATTAAAGAATGCAATTTCATCTTCATCGCCATCGAATTTTGCACAATAATTACCCAATATCATATTATCTGGGTCTAAATTTGCTTCATACCAACTAGTTATTGAGTGTTCTAAAACTCCATTAAGATATAATGCTGCTGATGCCTCTGGGGAACCCGCGTCATTATATACAAAACCAAGATGATACCAATTATTTACGGATATGATTGTGTTGCCTCTTCCTCCCGTAAAAGCAAAACCGCTTTCCCAATAATTATTATTACTTTCATATGCTGCTGCTATATAAAAACCGCCAGCCCCACTTAAATCGTAATTTTTATTAACAACACCTTTACCATAATCGTTTGTAGGCAATGTCTCTGGTCTTACCCAAGTTACAAAACTAAAATCTCCAGACGGCGACAAGGAGACACTATCGGTAATAGTTACAATATCGTTAGACCCATCAAAATTATAGTATCCTGTTGAATATGCTTTTGGCGGAGTAGCGGTTTTGTAATCTGGTTCTCCTACTCCCTTTAATGCTCCTGTATTAGAATTTCCAGAACTATCTGTTAATGGGTTTTCATCTACATCCATTGGAAAAGCCATTTTGCAGTTGGCATCACTCGTATAATCTACACAAAAACCCCTTGACACATACAAGGTGAATGGTATAATAAATATCAAAAGGAGAATACAATGTTTAATAGAAATAGACTTGCCAATCTTCTTTTGTTTATCAATCAAATTGAACATAAATGATTTCACGCTCATCTTAATAACCCAAATTCTCATTAAGGTGTGGGTGTATAAGGTTTCTCCGTTTTTGTCCCATCGGTTTTACAAATCATTTCCGTATCTTGTATCCCATCAAAATCCTTGTCTATAACCATCGTCGCTGTCTTTATTGTCGTCTTATACCCGATTATATCCTTCAATAAATCACCTTTAAATAAATTCTCATTGGCGGTTTTTAAGTCAATTCTTAACTGCTCCTGAAAAGGTTTTAAGATTAACTGCTCGCCAAATGCTTTTAAGTCTTGGTCTATTCTTGCCTGAACTTGGGTGGCATTCATATTGGCAAAATTTTGTATTGAATAGCGACTGCAATATAATTGCATACCATTAAGATTATCATTAGAATATTCTCCTAATTTCTCGTTTCTGATATTGTAGATTATTTTGTCTCTAAATATATAATTGCTCGGTATTGTTGTTCCGTCAATTTTATACTGTGTCCATATTCGGATATTACCATTATTATCTATATCTCTAAAAAAAATCTCGGCGGTAACATCAGCGAAACATAACCTTGCTAAACCTAAAAACAAAATCATCAGCAAAAATTTTCTCATATTTCCTCCCTTATTCATTATACCTTGTCGTTAATGACAATGTTCCCTCGCCCACTTCGGCAGTCGTATTCCAGTGCATAAATTGCCCCGCAGGAATCGCCGAGACATTAAAAGCCGTTATCACCGTCGCCCCCGTGTTGTTGTTTATCGTCCAGTCGGTAGAATTGATGTTTCCGCAACTCGTCGGGTTTGTGGCATTGGTGCAATTCTGGAGCATTCCCGTGCAGTTAGTCCCGCCACTCAACCATAGGGCTACTCTGGTGAATGTTATTGCCTTCGGGACTTCAAAGAAAGTAAAATCGGTATTATTGGTTATGCCGGTAACAGTAAAAGACATAGTATTATTGTGAGGAAGAAAGTCATCTGGAGTTACGTTGCCACCGCTAATGGATTGCAGAGCTGAACCCGAACTTAACTGAGCCGCTGGCACCACCCAAGAAGTATTTATCGCCCAAGTTATCTGATTGGAAGCGTCTGTATAGGTAGGCACTATGCTTGCCGTAGGCGCAAGTGCCCCGCCTATTGTATCTTGCGCACTTTCATTAAAAGAGGAAGCATTGATATAATTGGTAAGATTATTTAAGGCTAAAACCTGAGCCATAGTCAAGTTGCTTGTGCCCTTATCATTCCAATAGGAAGAATTTCCTCCTGCGGCATTTATAGTGCCATTGACGGTTAAATTATTGGCTATCGTTACATTCCCTGTATCTTTTTCAATAAGAACTCTTGCAATCTTCTGTCTATTATCATATATGATAAACTCATCGTGATACCGTAAAAGTAAATCCCAGGCATCCCAAACTCCGCCCTCAACAGCCCCTGATTCTAAACCCTGGTCTTCAGAACCTCCTCCAAGACCGAATCTGGTTACATTGGTAACATTGTATCCTGCGCCAACTATATTGGAAGTCCAGGGAGTAAGAGAAGTGATAACATTTACTCCGTTGACCTGAAGTTGCGTGGCATTGAAGGTATGGGGCCAGGAAATATTGGTAACCTCATCAGTAGTAAAATTAGTATAGTTGCTTGCGCCACCGCCGCCCCCAGGAATAGCAATTGTTCCTATAATACCACTCCTTGAGGCAGTTACACCTGCACCAGTAAAATTGAGGATATTGATATATCCCTGACTTATGCCTTCATCCCGTAATTCAGTAGCGGCAAATACAGAAGAAAAAGAAGCAATAAATAGAATAATGGCTATTAAGGAGCGGCGAAATAGGTATAACATACAGCATCTCCATTAGTTTGGGCATCCACATATACTTTTGATAAATCATTAATTAGAAGAAGAACCGGATTATTTCCTGGCACTAAAACAATTCCTTTCTGCGAACCCGAAGCGGCAACTACATCAGCACTACCGACTACAACGGGATTGGTATTCCCGAGGTCGGCTGAAACTATAACCATAAAACAATCCGTAGCGGTAGCAATTAATTTCTCTGCTGTGCCATGAGCAGCAACAGTTTTTCTACCGCTTACTAATCTATTGGCTATTTCATAAGCCATAATCCACTCCTTCCGATTTTATTTCTTATCTGCGTGCTCAACCAGACTTTTTGCCAATTTAAGCTTGAAGTCTTCTTTTTCTTTAGCGAAGACTTCCTGGGCTTTTCGGAAAGCTTCCCATTCTTTCTTTAAAGATGCGTTTTCCTCATTAAGTCTTGCCTGCGAACCGATGATCTCCTTCTGCGTAGAATCTACATACGCGCGATAATCCGTCTGTTCCTTATCCAATTTATCCTTCGTCTCTTGGGTTATCGCCATAAGTTCTTTAGCCGACTTTTCAAAAGCGACAATATCCTCGATTTTCTTTACTTCGGCCTCACGCGTCTTAAGAGTTTCTTTACTGGCATCAAGTAAATTGGTCTGGTCAGCAATATCTTGCCTCTGGCGTTCTACGTCTTGAAGAATTATCACAACTTCAGTGCGCATTTTTGAGATTGAAGCAATCACGCCGTCAATAAACTGCAATATCCCTTCCATATTTCCCTCCTTTATTTTTGTCCAATTATATAAGCTGTTACATTAGCCGTTGTGGTCGTATTCACTCCTTGTGCCCAGAATGTCATATTGATATAGGGAATACCCCAATTCTGGTCAACGTAGAGATTATAGGTTGAATTGGCAGTTATAACTTCAGTTGATTGAAGAGTCGTGCCGCCAGCGGTATCATAAAAATAGGCGGAGAAAGAATCCGTTGACTCATTCCCATTATAACTTCCAGTTAAATTGACCGTAACATTGGCGGTTGCTACTGTTCCAAATTCTTTATAAGTTACCAAAAATCCTACCTTATTATAATCTTGGATGTAAATAGGGCCGGTATAGGTTGTATTAGTAGCGTTGGTCAATTGTGTTTCTGAGAGAATCTTTTTATTAACTCCACTCGCAAAAGCAAAGTTTACCGCAAGCAATATTCCCAAGACTGTTAAAAACAATTTTTTAAACATATGGCCTCCTTTTTAGGTTGTTTTTTTTATCAAAAGTTCTATAATAATTTCAAGGGTGGGTTGGCGTTCCTATTAGCCGTAAAAGGTATCTGCACATTTACCTGTAGATACCTTCCCCACCCCCACCTAATGAGTGCTTCCGTTGCGTTAACTCCCTCAATAGTTTCCCCGCCCCCCCCTCTTTTTGCTTGACAAAAAGAATAAAATATGGTTATAATTAACTTTGCTATGATTGAACAGGATATAATCAATTCCAGTGATGAAAGACTTATCGAGTTAGCCCAGAATGATAAAACCTCTACTTTATATCTTGCCGAATTTTTAAGGCGCAACATAAAAGCGATAAACCGATTTAATAGAATGAGCACAATCTTATCCATAGCAATGATATTATTGACTATCGCAATTTTATCGTTTGAATATACTAATAGAAAACAAATATCCACAATAGATAAAAACAAAGCCACTAACAACCAACATACAGTTGGAAACGATGTTAAGTAATCTCGTTGACCTTGCAAGTGCTCTTAATAATTTAACATCTGTAAACATAGCTATCTCTTCATCTGTAAACACATCAACCTCCTTTTAAAATGAAACTAAAACTTCTGCTACAAAAAGTGTGGGGTAAAGACTTATTGATTAAGATTGCTTTAATTTTAGGTATCATCTGGTTACTCCAGCATATAATTAAGTTACCACCTAAAACATATTTTTAAAGATATATTCCTTCCAATAATTCATATTGACAAACCCCCAGAATCTGTTACACTTAAAGTGCTTATTGAGAACGGACTTTTTATGTCCGAAAACTTGGCCGTGAGTAAGCGTAAGGACTTTACCGTTCTTAATAAGCCGCTGAAAACGGCCTCTTTTATTGAGGTAATAAAATGCCATTTCAAAAAGGACATCCAGTATTTACTACAAAAGGGCAAATTAAGAAAAGGCAACACATTTCTCCTAAAACCGAATTTAAGAAAGGCCATATTCAACATTTTTCTCAAGAAACCAGAGAAAAAATAAGTAAAGCCAATAAGGGAAAATGGAGTTGGAATAAAGGGATGAAATTCCCTCAATTTTCTGGAGAAAATAGTTCTAATTGGAAAGGTGGAAAATATATAGATGACCAAGGATATGTTTACATTTATCAACCTAATCATCCTTTTGCACGTCTTAATCATGTTGCTGAACATCGTTTTGTAGTAGAACAACAAATTGGACGTTATCTTACTCCACAAGAAGAAATTCACCATCTTGCCGAAAGAGACGACAACCGACCTAATGTACTTATGGCTTTTGTTAGTAAATCTGCTCATCAAAGATTTGAATTTGGCAAAAAAGTTAAGTCTCAAGAAATTATCTTTGACGGTAGATTGGTTAAAAATGATTGACATTATCCTTAAATATGATAATCTTGAATTTGTGAAGATGTCTCCTGCTATCAAATGCCGGTTGTGGTTAATCGCTTGGGCATTACCCATATTTTTATTTGCTATGTGGATACCACCTTCAAATTTATTTAGACCAAATTGGATAAAAGAATTATTTCTATTTAGTTCCATATTCATCGGATTTTTCCTCATTTATTTCCGTCCCCGATATTGATTTCTTATCTTTTCCTTGATTTTATCAACTTCTATTTTCTTTTCCTCTGGCCTCAAACTCTGATTGCGTATTATTGACCTTGCCTTAAAGCGCAAATCGGAAATTGTGCTTCTCTTTTCCCTCATCTTAAAAAGTTTCTGTTGCTTAATATCAACAGGGTTAACTTTTACACCACCCAAAACATCTAAGATTGATAAAGGCACACTCCGTTCTCTACCGAAATAATCTGGCCTACCCTCAATCGCTGATTGTAACTTTTGCCAAGAATAGCCTCCTTTAGTAACTTTGGGTATAGGTGGAGCAAGTGAAGGCATAACTTGTTTATAAAAATAATCTCCGATTTTAGATGCTATTTCTGGGTAAGTATCGGTATCTTCCCATATTGGTTTGCCAGTTATCGTCTGTTTGTTACTTGATAATTCTTTATATGCACTTAATAATGGATTGCTTATCAACCCTAATATTCCACCCTTCTCTGTAATATTACTCACTACTCCAATGGGTAAAATATAAGTCAAATCTAAATATTGGTTTCTACCTTCTTTATCCTTGAATGGCATTAAAAGCGCATACTTGCCAAAACCCTTTAGCCATTCTGGAAGATATTCTTTTAATTCTCTTGCTTTCTTTTCATCAAGCCCCAGAGTTTTCTCGGAAGCTCCCTCAAATGCTTTTGCCAAAGCAATATATTTGTATATTTTTAGAGGATGTTCTGTAGCGGTTTCGGCGATCCTGGGTAAAGCCTTATAAGTAAAAGTAGCAAAAGGGGCTACTGTCTGGCCTACCCTTTTGATAAAAGGCGTAACTTTACTATAATTAAAAAGCCATTTTTCAGCCTGTTCTGCGGCTTCTTTAACCCCTATCCCCTTTTCTCTCTCAGAGATAAATTTTGCCAATTTAAACCATTGTTCCTCGGCTTGGTAAATATCTCCGGCTTTTCTATATGCACCCTTAGCAATCTGGATTGCAGAATCAATAAAATTATTAGATTGTTTTGGAAAATTATCTATAAGCCCTTTTAATTCTGCCGCATAAAATTCATTTCCCAACAAATTAACACTTTGTGCCTCCTGATAATATCTTCCTTTAATGGTTAAGTCGCGCAAAGCCCTGGGTAAAAGAATAGTTTGTTGAGCGTGATTGACACCTGACATATCAAGAAGTATAGTATTAGACATCATATTTCTTGCATGGGTGGCAGGATTAAGGATAACCTTGCCAGCCTTCCAATAACCAAGAGCCTTTTTATATGCTTGAAACATTTTAGGGTCTATTCGTGTAATATCATTGACATCATCGGCGATAGATTTTAAGGCATACTTTCCGCTTAACTTTCCTAACGCATCCGTAACAGGTAATTTCTCAAATCCCTCAACCGCAACATCACTTACCCATTCAGGATTAGCGGCAACCGAATTAAACAACTTGGCAGTCTCAGTCATCTGTGTCATCTGACCTACGGCCTTCGCGGTAGGATAAGCAGGTTCTATAATCTCACCCATCTTTTGCCTGATTGCCAAAGGAATATCTTTGCGTGCCTTTAGCCTACTCAAATCTATTCTTACGGGTTTTTTACTTCCTAAAATCTTAAAAAGGGATGTTTCTATTTCCTTCTGGCGGTAAAGACGCGGTAAATATGTACCGAGATTATTTTGTATTACTTCCGCAAGCCTATCGTTAGGTACGCCTTGTTTTAATAACTCCTTGCTTAAATCATCGACCATTTTACGAGCTGGTTCTGCAAGTGCCTGTAATTTAGGGTTAGTAGTAATTCCCCCGCGCATAACTTGGCCTAAACGCAACTGTTCAGCTACATTTAATCCTTCGCTTAGGCTTTCCCCTACTTCTCCGGCTTTGCTAAATCCTTTAGCTATATTGACAATTCTATTTTCTGCCAATTCAGAATAAACTTTAGGTTGTCCAAAGCGATATACTAAAAGCCTGCCAACTCTTGTTTTTAAACTATCAGGAATATACCTGCTTATCGTTTTCCCTGCTACCCCCAAAACTTTGCCTCCTACATAACTTAAAGCAATGTTTGTCGGAGTATATGCCCGAATTAAATCGGCTGTAAAATAAGCCGGAAAGTATCGCCATAAACTTGTATCAGAAACAAGCGGATTCTTAAATTCGCTAACTTTATCCGCAATGTTATTTATCCCTTCATCTCCTATTCTGAACGATTCCATAATAAATTTATGCGGCTCTATGCTACTCTCTACAAATTTATGGAGTATATTTTGTAAATCCATATCTCTGTATTTAGGTTCATCAAGTACGAGGCGCGGCTTCCTGGGAGTCTCAATATCCTGTATCGGAGCAGTATCGTCAGGTATCAACTGAAATCCCTGCTGTTCTTGTGTTCCTGCAACCGACTCATCTAAAACTAATCTTGGCATTTTATTCTTCTACCCTATACTTCTTACCGTCTACGATTACCTTCCAAACCCCATCCTCTTTAAAGGCATTGGGGTATTCTGGAAATGGACTTTGTTCTCCTGTATTCTTCGGAGGAGGCAATTCTCCACCTTCTGTATTCTTGAGGCCGAACATCTCTTTAACCTTATTGATAGTTTCTACTTGATTGATTTCGGGGTATTCTTTGCGTATGGTATCAGTCATTACTTCTTGAGCTATTTCTGTTATTCTTTCGCCTTCAGCGTTTTCGGCCATTACACGCTTATTAAAAGTATAAATAGCAGTTTCAAGTTTTGGCTTATCAGTTTCATCAAGTTCATCCCTAAAAAATTCCCCTCCGACTGCCCGCATTTCCTTTGTATTTAAGGCGATTAACTCATCTTTTCTGGTCTTGTGGTCAGAATAGGTTTTACTTAATAACTGTTTAGCGGTCTGATTTTTTAATTTGCTTTTTGCAGTATTATCAAGGATGATATTATTTAATTCTTCTTCGTCTTTATCTCCTTCTGCTTGAGACCTAATTATCTCATTGTAAACTTCCATATTATCCTCCATAGCCGGAACATGGTAAGAAAGATAATAGGATAGTTTACTAAATTGAGCATCAGAAATATCCTCATTCCTAAATAACTCTTGGGTTACTTTCTCGGATAATTTACCGTCAAAAGCCTGAAGCATAGCCGCTTTATAATTAACAAATTGGCGTTGCACCACTTCTTGCTTAACGGTCTTTTCTAAGGTCTTTATCCTTGTTTCTGCCTCTTTTATAAGGCTTGTTCGTTTATCAAGGGGAATATCCCTATATATGCTTTCTTCGCCCTTCTGAAGGGCATCCAGGGCGTATTCTGGGGCATTCAGGATGTCCCAGTCTGCTTGTGCCTCTGGCAATCCCGCCTTTACCTTCGCCCAATTCTCCTGTGCGTCCTTCGCACTTAATACCCCCTGTTCCCTTGCAGTAGTGAATAAAGAAGCAATCTTGTCTAAATTCTGCTGTTTTAACTGCGGATTAACCTCGTTAAAGTATGAATCCTTATATTGCGACAATTGTTCACCCATCGTCGCCAGACGTTGGTTTATGAGATTTTTATATCCGAACTGTTTAATCTTGAGCCTTGAATTTGAAAGGTCTAAATCAAATCTCCGGCTAAACTCCTGCGCAGCTTCCTTGTCCTTCATCTTGGACATCACAGAATTGCGCAAGTCGGAGAGTTGTTTCTCGTATCTTGCTTCATAATCGGTAGTATCAGTATCTGTTGAGGCATTCCATTCTATCTGGTTGAAACCATTTGTGGCCTCGATAGAAGCTTTGCCGATTTCTTCTTCCTGACGGACTTTCTGTATTTTCTGTCCGACATCGGCAATCGCCTGACCTATTTTTTCCAGACCTTCGTAACCCTGCGTCATTGCTTGAGGTTTTATTGGTATACCCGGAGGTTCGGTAGTTAACGATAATCTTCTGTTAGAAACTGGTATTTTAGGCAAAGTTTATCCTCCATAAACTGGCACTTTTCTACCAGATGAAAGTGTTGCATAGCCGGATGTCTCAGGTTTGGTTAAACCTCCTGAACCACCACCACTCTTAGGCATCGCTCCCATTGCTTGACCGAATCCGCTCAACAAAGTAGCCCCTGCGCCCATATAAGCCGTTTGTAAAGCCGATTTTCCCATCATCCTATATATCTTTGCTTGATATTCTGTTTGGCTCTTCTGAATAGCGGTATTGTATCTATTCGCCGCAATATCCATTTCATATTGAGTTGCGGTATCGGCCATTACTTCAAGAGGCGAACCTTCAGATAGCGACACTCCCGACTTGGCATATAAAGCTTTCTGTCTGCCGAGCATTTGTCTCTTTTCTCTGGCAAGTTTGGCCCCCTCATAGGCCCCGGCCTGTTCAATTCCCTGCCCCTGTAGTTCCGCAAGATTGGCGTTTGCCTTATAAACCGCCTTTGTAGTCTGGCCTTGTTTTATCTCTGAGGCGGCGATTAAGGTTGCGCCTGCCGCTATTAAAACCGCTGGTAATGCTGACATTTTAATTCTCCTGTTTTATATATATTGCCATTTTTGTCTCTCTACCTTTTATAAAACCCAAATGCTTGATTAAATTATGAGCCTCCAAACTATCATCAAGACAACTTACAATCAAAGTCTTAATTCCGTATTCATTTATAAGTTCGTGCATGTATTGCAATAATATCTTAAATATTTCTATCTTATGGTTATGCGCTTCCCTATTCAAAAATAAAAAAGCCCCTCCCGAACCTGTCCATAAGGGATATATACCCGCCACCCCGATAACCTTATTCTCAATGAACCCGATGTAGCATTTTCCCAAACTGGCATAATATTCAATGATTGGGATTATCTGGTTTCCTGATATTTCTTTCTCTACGCCGTTATATTCAAAATTTTCCAGCAATTTTCTATCAAAAGGCAATATTTGCATACTAATAATCGGAAATAGTAAAGTCAGGCATAATCGCCAAAACTGTCATCGGAGTTGGCTTATCTCCTTTTAATACAACATAGGCATTCTTGTCATATTTACTTGGAAAAGTAAGTTCTTTATCCCCGGTATAGAAAGTCGTATTGTCGTAGGCGATGGCATCCTGCTTGTCCTCGTTGCCGAGTTCCCCGCCATAACTATTATATAGACGCACCTGAACCTTATTTATACGTTTGATTTTCCCTTGCGCTGTTCCGAGAGCAGTATTTGCGTCAAGCCGCATTGTTTGTAATTTATAAGGATAAGATAAACCCACATGCACCGTTGCAGCCGGAGAACTAAGCGTAATATTTCCATTTGATACCGTTTCATTATCCAAGACAACTCCATCCCCCAAAACGGATACCGTCATATTCTCAAGATGGTTAAGTCCGCTTACGATAGTCGCATTAGTGCCGTTATACAGGCTCAGGCCACAATCCACAAAGAAGGCTCTTGTCTGATTAGTATAATTAAAAAAGGGCATAAGATACTCCACATCCTTTATTACCGTGCCGTTTATGGTGCGATTGACAACAAACCATACCTGATCATCGGTATTATTGCCAGGGATAACCGCGACGCTTTCATATTTGCCGTCCGTAACTTGCCGGGACCAGGCAACCACCTTTTGCTCTACCTGGCGGGTAAAGGTTGCCATTTCCCCGTCGCTCCTTACACACCAGAGTATATTATAAGGAGACTGCTGGTAGTCCATATCAACAATGCCGCTATCGGTAACATGCTCAGAAAGTATTGTCATGTCATTAGTTTGATATTCGTCTAAATCGTAACTATAACCGATTTCCCTCAATATTTTGCCATTGCGTTGTAAATAATAGACGAGATTGCCTATTCTTTTCGGCATGACCATAGCGGAACCATAAGTTGCCTCTCTTTTTGCAAGAATATTAGTAGGGGTAATGGGTTCGGAATCCGAACCGGAACTAATACTAAATATTCCTCCGCTTGTCCCTGCCAATAGCACCTTGCCAGGGGAAAGCCACCGTATTGCATTTACCTGTTCGGAGACAAGTTCAAATTCAAGGGCATCATTATCGTTGGAGCCGACAGTCATATTCTCGTAATCACCAGATGCCGTCATCCAGATTGTCTGGGGATAAGTTGAGGTACCAGCAAAGGCCAATCTCTGTTCATAAAAGGCGACGCAGGAAGGATAATCTATTTCGGCATAAGCCTCGGTCGGCACGGTAAAATTCGCTGTCCAGCGGGCTATTCCCTTTGATATTCTCACTTCGTCAATGTGGCCGCTTATAGGATAATTTGAAGTAAAATCGTTACCTACGTATAAATTATTCGCCCCTGTTATGTCCTCAGTATGGCCTGTTTTTGTACCCAAATTTACACCGTTTATAAATGCCCTCAAATTCCCGCCATTCCGCGTTACCGCAACATGGTAGGTAGTATTCGTTGTTGGAGTCCAAGTCCAACTATCTCCACCTCCGGCAATGTAGAAATAAAGTTTATTTGCTCCGTTATATTCCAAATCCCAACCTGAAAGATAGCCATTGCCTATAAATTCCTGCGCCGCCGTGGAGGTAAGATTTATTACCTCTTCCACGGTAAAATCGCCTGTCCCAAAGGCGAAATCAGTTGAGGCGGGAACAGAAAGATAATCGCCTGTCCCATCTAAGAGTGCCGAACCTGTTCCAAATTTTTTCCACGCAGTATCAATCTGCGCATCACCTACGGCAGTAATGGTTTTCCCTGCCTCATCGATAAAAGTAGTATTCGTATCCGCACCATCGCAATGAAGCATCAACTTGGTAAAGGTGCCATATCCACCGAAGGGACTTCCGGTGGGAGTATAATCGGTTAAATTCCAAGCAGTATGGCCGGTGCGAGTGAGCTTCGCCGGTTTATGGTTAGGATGCACAATCCACATCGTATCGGCATCCTGGGCGTATTGCAGGTCAAAAACCTCATCTTTAGTATAGGTGGTATTTATCTCATAAGGGATAGTGCTGTTGGTATCATTGATGTAGCCGTTATCCATATAAAAACGCATATATTTATCGCCGGCTTCAATGATATATGCCTGTTCGGTTGAGAACTGGAAAGGTATCAGATGGGCGGCGGCGGAGGAATTCTTAACTGCGGCCACATAATAAGTCCCCGGTCTTCTTGTCAATCCCCCGAATGGAAGGACGATAAAATTTTCCGCTTCTTTTACTCCGTTGTAGTATGCCTGAATATCAGTCCGGCCGTCAAGCATCGGGGAAAGTTCACCGCTTGAGAAGGTGTTGCTTATCCCTGAAACCTTTACCGTTTCGGCAGCAAAGAGATTTGCACTAAACAATATTGTTAAGGATAATAATAGACTATTAAATAATTTTCGCATTATGCTCTCTCATCAAGCCAACTTGTATCCTCTATTGTCTCAACTACGCCTTCCTGGGCGTTTAAAGATTTAGCAAGTTTCAATTTTTCTATATATTCCGCATATTTCTCTTTCTGTAACGTGGTATTATTTGAAATAGGAAAAGCTATCTCTGCCGCAAGCCGGATAGCAAAAGCCGTTACGAAAGCAGGGCTGAATTTCTCTTCCCTGGTCTTAGTGCCGTATGCCTCTTGCGAAGAGATAAAATCAACCGTATGTCTGGCAATATATTTTGTAGTTCGCCACTCATCTATCCAGCCAGCGAAATAATCCGCTCCATTCTGACAACCTATAACTAAAGGGACATTAAACGAAGGCATTTCGCTCGTTGAGATAGTTGTAGTCTCGGTCAAAGTCTGCTGGATGCCATCAATAGCTATATAAATATTTTCTCCGTCCCTTGCCAATTCCAAATGATACCAGGTAGCTGTCGTAGGATTCCAAGTTACAGAATAATCAGCAATGGTAGTTCCGGCAACTACAACCTTAAAATATAATTTGCTGTCTGTAGCGGAATATTTGAAATACCAGTAATTGGTCGCATTATAATACTGACCTTCTAAAACACCATCTTGGTCTGTGGCTATGCGTATCTGTTTGTCAAAAGCGAAAGGATTATTACTGAAACACCATTTTTTATGTGCTGGCAGGGAGATATAATCGGAGTTTCCGTCAAGTAGCAATGAAGCGGTGCCGAATTTCTTTTGTGCCGTATCTAACTGTGCGGTGCCGCCAAAAGTAACTGTCATACCCGCGATTTCTTCCGTTGTGGCTACTGCCGCATCAGCCCCATTAAAATGAAGCATTGCTATGGTATAGGGGTCATAATCATTCACCAATGCGATATATTCCACATCTGCGGTTTCTTCATCAGTAAGTAACCTTGCGCCTTCAATCTGATATTTGGTATCATCTCTCATCCGCAAGACCCGAAGACAATCAGAAGGCAAGTCAAAGGCATAATCAAAATCAAACTTAGGAGGAAAATCCGAAGCATCCAAGGTTATCCTTGTTTTTGCAAAACCCCAAGGATGTGCGGCAAGGACTTCCTCAAGCATAGGTTCATAGTCATCATTGATTATTCTCGCCTGTTCATTATCCTCATTGTCTAAATTGGTCTGGGTAATCGAAGTCGCCCCAATAGCCCGAAGAGCCATATTGCATATTGTCAATTTTACACTAGACATATTTTACCCCTCTGTTTTCTTTGTATTAACTTCGCCTCGGATAACTTTTCCTTTTAAGACGCAAATATGGACATATTCTTCTTTTCCAAGCCCCATTTGCTTATTAGGGCCCAATATAGTCCTTATTCTTCCGCCTTCTTTTACACAATTATTAAACTCGGCTGGCATCTGGAATCTCCTTTTGGCATAACGCTAAATATGTAAGCAATAATAATGGAGTCTGGGGTGGCATATATAGAGGGAATGCAAAAAACATATTTATTCCGATTATCACAAGCCCCGCAATCCATAATATCTTTTTATCCCTGTAAAGTTTTCTAATAAGTAAAATAATATATGCCAATAATAATGACAATCCTATCATTCCCAGAGTCCACCAGATTTCCAGCCAATCGTTATGACATTGCGCGAAGGGATTAGCGTCTTTAATAAGCACAGGATAAAGATAAGAAAACATATTGAGTCCCCTGCCTACAAAGAAATGATAAATGCCCTGTTTCAATCCTTCATGGTAAGTAACCTTACCTGCTGTATACTGAGCGCCTAATCCAGTCCCCACAATCTTTTTCCAGACAGGGATTCTGCCGACTGAAAATGCAACTCCGAAAGAATCATAATTGATTAACGAATGAATTATGGCCAATATCACGACGGAAAATAAAACCAGTTTTTTATATTTGAAAAAAAACACCTGAAAGCGATTAGGAAAGTAATTCGGGTCTTTCTTGACTAAAAATAGATATACGAAAATCCCCGCAAAGAGAGCCAATGCGAAAGCCGAACTGAAAGTAAGGAAAGCACAAATAATCAGAGGAATTATATACCATTTATTTTTAAGAATAAGAAATGGCGCAAGTATGGCAAAAAGAGAACCTGTCCTCATAGTCTGCATCACTGTCCCCAAGAAGACCCTTTGGGGCCTGTTAAAATTGATGAGCGTATCTTTTCCGAAATATTGGAATATGCTCATTATTAACTCAAACCAGAAAAGAGCAGTAAGCCACCTGAAAATTACTTCTTTATCTACCTTGTTCCTGATAAGCAAAAACAAATAGAAACAGGGTATCAATACGAGCATCGCATTAAAAGAGATATATGGAGCAGAACTTACGAAACAGGAAATATATATATAACAGGCCATAATCTTTATGAGAATAGGCACATTTAGGAAACAGAAATATCCTACCAGAAGGCCTGAAATGATTACCCAATAGCACCATAAATAGCTGTTCACCATAATAGGGATTCCAAGATTCCACATAACTGGCGCAACGCCCTCCATATCAAAAGGCACTGCCCCAGATACAAAAGGCGGAAGGATAGCCAAACAACATAATAGGAACCCTATTAAGTTTGAAATAAAGACGGAGAGGGTAATTAACCCTCTCCTATCATTTATTGCTTGTTTGTATTCCATGTAACTGTTGCCCCTGTGTAGGCAATTATGACCCAACCATTGTAGGCATCATAGTAAAGCGTAACTGTCTGGCCGGCAGTATTCATAGTAAAACTCGTCCAGTTACTCGCTGGAGTCCCAGTATCGTGAGTAACTGTCCAAGTTCCGCCTTGAGATAGAACCATTGTAATAGTTACTATCTGACCTGATGTGCCTGCGGGCAATGTCCAGCTTCCAGGACCTGCGCCCATGAATTTCCTGATTACCACATAAGGAAGATTAGTTAATCCTGTTGGCGTGGAAGAACAGGCTAAAGATGAAGATGCTGCTACTCTTCCCAAACCGACAAGAATATCCCTGAAAGTTATATCCGTCGTTGAAGTCAAACTATCAACCTTACTCAGATCAACTTTTTTCGTTGTTCCATCATAGGTATTATTCGCACCACCCACAAAGTCAATATCTGTGGTCGCGCCTTCCATTACTCCTTCTTCTTTTACACCAACAGAGGCATAGGAAGGAATGACCATCGCCAGGAGAAATACAAAAGCAAAAACAATATACGATAATCTCCTCATATTTCCCTCCCTGTTAATCGTTAGTGTAGTAAATATCGCAATACAAAGTTGCTGCCGAACCTGCTGCCGCTGCATTGGTAAGAATTATCTGGTCGTCGTTTGCAGCCGTGCCGACCACGTAACCATTTCCACCGTAATGGTAGATACCCGAAGTTGCTAAATCGGTTGAGCCCGCACTTACAAACTCATGATCGTTATAAACCGTGCCAAGTTTGAATGTCAACGATGTCTGGTTAGCGGTAACTTTCAAGACAATTAGCAAAATCTTCGCTCCAGGGGGCAGGTTGCCGCCAAGATAAAGCACATCAGAAGTTCCGGTCATCGATGCCATCGAATAAGTATCGTGCATGACCCGGACATTGCCGCCAAATACTCCTGGGGTAAGCAGATACTGACCAGTAGCTTTATTGGCCTTGGTTCTTTCAACTCCATAAAGATTAGCCATAATTTACCTCCTATTAGAAAAGTTTAAATTTTAAGTTTCATTGCATTTTATTTCCACGACTTTATCCATATCAACTCTGGTCGCACCAGCGTCAACTGCACAATATACTTGAGTCGCATAATGCTTTGCAGGCAGAACATCAATACTATTTTTCATTTCCGCTGCAATCCCTAAACCTAAGCCATTCTTGGCCCATGCTATTACCCGGCGATAACTATTGCTATCGGTATCGAGCAATGCCGTGGAAATCTTGATAAATGTGAATCCGCAGAAACTGAACTGATTACCGGACACTGCGAGAGTCCGTTGCGTATTGTAATCAGCGCTTGTGAACTCTGTTATTTTCAGCAAATCCTGAATCTGCTTTGCTGATATTGCCATATAACGCGGCTCTTCATCATCCACATCATAGGCATCAAGAATTTCTTTTGCGGCCAAAAGTTTAGCAAGCGTTAAACCCGCTCCGGCTACGGCAACCACATTATTAGAAGAAAAAGTTTCCTCAGAAGCACCTGCCACGCCATACCAAGCACTTCCAAATGCCGCCGTGATGAGTAAATCATCAAGTCCACGCCCGATTGCAAAAGCCAAACCCTGGGCTTCTGCATTTGTGGGGTCAGCGAGCATCCTCACTTTATCCTCTTTGTCTATGAGTTTTGCGTCATAGAGGCATTTTGGAGAAAGTTTGCGTCTCTGATAATCGCTTGAACTGTATTCCACATCGGCGTTGCGCGTGGTCTTTGTTCTTGCGGTCGTAGCATCAAGTTGGTCAATATACCAATCTTCGCCCACAATCCCTGTTTTCACCAATACCGCATTGCGAAGCTTTGAGCCACGTTGCTGGCTCATAGTGATAATGTTCGAACTAAACTGCTGAACAAAAGCAGTATTTATAGCACCCATATTAGCCTCCTATTTAAAAGTTAAACTCGCTATCGTTTATTGTTAGCGTGTCCGTTGCCGGGGCTAATATAACTTTCTTTTTGGGCGCTAATCGCTTAGCGGTATCCTTTACAAAACAGTTATCGGGAGCTTTAGGCTGTTTCCTTTAACTGTTTATTCCGGGTGAACCATAGCATATAAAGCCAACATTTTTTCAACTGCGGCCTTATGTTCCGCGTGATTCTCAATCCAATAAGGATGATTTTTGTCGCCTGTAATCTTTTTGATTTCAGCCTGCGCCTCTTCCGGTGTCATAGTCAAGCCTTTCGGTTTACCAATAAGTTGGTCTTCGCTAAAAGCCTCACCTATCTTGGCTAAAAACTTGATAAACGCAGGGTCATTGTTCAGACCATTAGTCTTTAAGAATGCTATTATTCCCGCATCCCCGAAACTATTTAACACTTTCTCGCCTAACGCTACATTCTGAGGAAATGCCGCACCCCATTCCCTGCGTAGTTTTGTTTCGGCTTCATTGCGGGCAGTCGTCCCTATAGTTTTCATATTTTCAAATCCCGCAATCTGTTCTTCCATAAACCACTTATACATACCTGCGACTTGATGAGGTAAAAGACCATATTTATGTGCTGCGGTCTTAAAATTAGTTATCATTTTCTCATCAACCGGCAATTCTGGAGGTATTTTTAAATCTGTAGGCAAGGCGTATAACTCCGGTTTCTCCGGCCTGCCTAATCTATTCCAAACCCTCTTATTCCACTCTTCCTCATTTGCGTCTTTAGAGGGCAATATAATCTTCTCCGGGCCTATCAAATCCTGGACTTCAATCAAGGCTTTGGCGATTTCGGTAGGGTCGCCTTTGTATTTTGTTACTATTGGATGATTTACTAATTCCGGGGGAAAAATAAAGGTTGGTGGTGGGGTTACGTTTGGGTCTGGTACTAAATCAACTTCTCCTCGTTCACCTAAATTGATTATAAATCTTTTCACGGCATTAAGTATCCTTATCGGGTTAATGGTCTCGTGATTAAACATTTTTATCTCCTTCCAGTTATTTTTCTTGCAAAATCCATTATGCGATGTCCTATTGATTGCGTAATGATGACTTTAGGTTGATAATGTGCGATAAACTTTATTGTCTCCGCTATCGCCTCAAAACAGAGTTCCTTTTTTTCTACCTCTCCGGAAATATATACATGCTTATCCTCGCCTATGCTAATAATCAAAAGAGGTACTACCTTAATCTTTCCCGGAGTTTCGGGTTGTGCAATATTCGGTTCTACTTTTCCGTTTCCATCATTTCCCATCTATCGCTCACTTTCTACTTGCTGTTTTTTTAGCAGTTGCTGTGTTTTCTCAATATCAATCTCCTGTATATTCTGAATATGTAGAAGTATTGACCTCTGGCCTTCTCTAAAAGCCATCTCAAGAGCTTCTTTTGAGAAGGTAGTCTTACGCGCAAAACAATATTTACTTAAATCTTCAAGAACGAATTTTCCGCTATTCCCAGCGAATACTTCACAATAATTTTTCTTGAGTGTTTCCAGTTGCGTGATATATTCTACTTGGGTATTATTGAGTTCCTGCTCCAATCCCCACCTCCTTTCCTACCTTTGCCGCCTCGGCAACTGATTTTAGACCAGCTCCGCCTTGCTGTAATAACATCGCTTCCTGCGTTGCTTGTTGTTGTTGCTGTCTAATTTGCCTAATTTCTTTAATTTCATCATCTCCTCTTAAAATCTCGGAATCCACATTATATTTGTTGCCTAAATTACGACCTGCCTTGTCAGAATTCAGAATATCAACAATATCCGGACTTAATTTTGCCAAACTTATCAGGCTCATAAGAAAATCATTTAAACTTTGTATGTCCGACAATCTCTGTGCTTTTGCAAGTGGAGAAATATACTCAACCGTATAATTCTTGCCAATTAGAATATCTGGTAACGGAGGAAGTTTACCGTTGCGTGCAAGAATATCGAAAGTCCTGTGTATCATCGGGTCAAGCAATTCATTCATCAAACGTCCCAAAATAGGCCCCAAGATGAGCATTTTTTCATTTATCCGTTCTCTCACCTCGGTAGCCGTCATATTTGGGTTTTTCTCTAAGGTTGCGAAAAAAAGGAATAAATCTACGAAGAGGACCCGGCGTATCTGCTTGCGTATACTATCTTGCATCTCAAGACCGATGGGAAGGTTACCTTGGAAATTAAGGATATCCACCTTGCTATCAGTTGCTTGGGTATTTTTGAAATTGACCGCGCCTGCAGTAATCTTAAACGGTAAGATATATCCATCATCGGGGACCACAATAGGAGGGTCAACTTGCTTCTGTGCGCCCTTCAAGATTGTTTTGGTCATTGCGTTTAATGTTTTAGCGTCTGGCAGAGCAATCATACATTGGGAATATCCCCAGGCCTCGCCGGAAAGTTTTATATTCCTTGGTACAAAAAACGGAAATGTATCATAGCCACTTTCTGAGACCTGCCTCTTTGCGCTTATTTCTATGTAAAGCGAAGCATAGGGTTTATTCTTGGAATCCTCCTTGCCGGCTATCCTTTCATGCCTCGGCATGACTATATGTAGAAAGTCAAAGTTTTCATCCCACTTGCCTGCAAGTATCGCCTCTTTTACTTTCTCGCCAGCATTATCGCCCCATTTGGCATAAGCTTGGCGCGCAGTATAAGAACAAAAACGAAAAACAAAATCAACCCTTTCTTTCTCGTTCTCCATAATGTAAATTTCTGAAATTGGTCGGGTATAAAAACGAATATCATCCTCCAAATCTTCTTCTTCGTAAATGCAAGGAGTCCCGAAGCCTCCAAAGTCAATATAGACTTCGTGTATCTGCTGGTTGAGATTTGAATTATTGAACGCGTGAAACATCTCCTCCTGACAACCTCCGAAGAAATCCTTGACCTCTTTAATATCCCGCAATTCCCTTTCCCTTACCCCCAGATTGAACCAACGTGAAGCTGGATTGGTAAGGTAACTATGAAGCCCGGCTGCGAATACTTGAAGGCTATCGGCAGGAGTTGAGTCGTATTTATCAATGGGCAACTTCTGGCCGGGTAACCGCGTTTTGGTAATCATGGCCTTGGTAGGTAAGAAATAATCCGCTACCTCTTGCCAGTGCGCTTCCCACGTTGAACGGTTGGTCTTTAGACGCTCGAATAGTTTAACAAGAAGGTTTGTATCCATCAAAATTACTCCCTTGACAAATAATCAATAGCTTTTTTCAAAATAGTAATATTATGCTTAAAGTTCCCAAGAGCCAAATTACAAGAACAACGTTGAACATTTTTTATCCATATCACTCACCCAATAATACTTTACGTTTAACCTGCGCCGGCTCTAAGACGCCTTGCGAGCTGGTAAGTAATGTAGACCTTCTCCCTTGTAATTTCCTTTTTTCTTCTTCTTGTATTGCTGATGTAGCACGCATAGCAGGCGGGACTTGGGGTAAAGGAATATTCGCTGCCTTTGGTTTTTGCATTGAGGCGATAGACAACCCTGTCGATGTTGCTACCGCTGCCGTTGACAATATCGCTGCTCCTCCGGCTGCCGCAGAGCCACCTAGCCAGCTGCCTACTGTCGCTGCGAAAGGTATAAAAGACATAATCCTCCCTCCTTCTTAACCGCTGTGTCAACTACCTGCTTAATGACCTTTTGTCTGTTTTTGCGTCCCATAGCTTGTTACTATTGCTTACTATTGCTTACTAAACCTTTTTTCATCGTTAATAATTCAAAACTGAATATTCGCTGATGGCTTCTCGATTATCTTGAGAACCTTGAAAAACATTTACAAAATTCTTCTGACGTTTAAAATTCTTCTCAAACGCCCACTGTAACATCTTCCAAGCGTCTCCACGTCCCGGCGACCTGCCAAGCCGTTCTTTAATATCCACTTTCGGCTCTATCTGCAAAAGCCCTTTGCCATTAGTAAAAAACTCTTCTTCACCCAAATCCTCAAACAATTCCTGGTCCAGAGGGTCAATGCTTGCCTTACCTGCCTTAGCCCTTGCCTGGGCCACGAAAGCGGCCTCGGAACGCAGGTTCTCACACATCGGCTTATCTTTAATTTCCCTAACTTCACTCTTGCTTGAACCATGAAACTTTATAAGTTGTATACCTTGCAGAAATTGTTTATCCAATCGAATTAACTCTTGATATATCCCTATACCCAAACCATCACAATCTGTAATAATAAAATTGCCATCTACCTGTTTACACATCTCAACCCCTTTAAGCGCGCTTTCTGTCGGAGACATAATAGTTTTGGTAAAAATGTTTAAAGGTTCGCCATTCTTCCCAGCCATAAAGACATTATCATCAACTCCTTCCCCGGCAGGATCAATCGCAACACCAGCGTTCTCTCCGAACCTTGCAAGTAATCCGTGGCGGCTTTTTATATGATTAAGAAGCCACTCGGGGAAAGTATTATTAAGTGCTTGTGTAGGTATTTGACCAAGAACTCTACCTATCCAACGAGGATCTTCTTCTCCCCAACGCTTGCGCTTATCCTCTACCCATTCATAAGAAGCAAGTCCAGGAATAACCGTCTTGCGTTCTATGTAGTTAGGATTTTCAAGGCAGGAAAAATTAAATACGATATTATTTGTTTTATCTCTTAATCCAGCAGCAAACCTACCCTTGGCGCGTGTAGGATTACCAATAAATATGCTCAAAACATTTTCGCTTGAAGTGATACCATCTATTTGGTCATAGATATTGTCCTCTATCGCTTGGGCCTCGCTTGCGATTACACAGATATTCGGAGAATGAAAACCCTGAAACTTCCCTCCGCCAGACTCCATTGATGGACCAGACTCTCTTGTCGTAAAACCAAGAAGATACCAGTTATCTTTCTGGATTTCAATATAAGGCGAAGTAAAAGCTTTGCCACCAAGAGGGATTTTACGTTTATTCCATTTGTTAAGGGTTTCACCCCACATAATCTTTTGAACTTGGCGGTCTGTGGGGGCGGTAAGAATTACTATTGAAGGAGTAAAAGTATCAAGAAACCATAATCCTGCGGCAGCACAAATATAGTCCTTCCCCAAGGAATGCCCAGAGCCAATATATATTGGTTTGCGCTCTGTAATCGCTCTATGCAGACAAAGTAATAAATCTTCCTGCAATTTCCAGATATTATTAATACCGAGGCATTCGTAGATATAATATAACGGGGATGCCCGCCACCTATTACGAAATACGGAGGCCTGCTGGTCTGTCATTTATCGAAATCGGTTTAGTGTTAATGTTATTAACTATGTTCGTTATGTCTATATCTTTTTCTAAATTTTCGGAAGGAGCAATTTCTTTAGGAGATAAATCATAAAGATAACGGAGAAGTGTTACGCAATCATCTTTATTGGCATACATTGCCACAAGAGTTTCTTTAACTATTTTTTCATTCTCGTGAAAGTTATTGAACATAAAATCCTTGAAGCGGGTATAGCGGGAAATTGCTCCTATGGGTTTTCCTGGATTTCCTGGTTGGAATAATTTTTTAGGCATTCGTATTTTTTCGTATTTAACCAATAAAAAACCCCTGCTCCGCTGCGCGCAGAACAGGGGTAAACAAAAAGCCACAACGCCGCTATATAGCATTGTGGCTAAAGTGTAAAGGGTGATCAGCCCTTATCTATTTTTAAGCTTAAACTATAATTTTTAGCTTGTCAAATTGTATTTTCCTAAAAGCATGTTTATGACACCCAATATTCTATGCTTGTCCATTCTTCCCCAGATTGAACGTAACCAATAAGCTCGTCGGTAAAGTAATAAATTTAGCGGTTTTAATTTCCTTATAAATTCCAATTCGTCCTCAGTTTCCCAAGTAAAATGACGATCCCTCTTTTTTTTTGACATCTTTTTGTAATTTGACTTTTAACTCTTTTTTCTTGAAATATAGTGTTATTGGTTTTCCGCTTAGAAACTTCTTTGTTAATTCTTCATCCAAAAGATAATACCCTTCAATACCTTTACCAAAATTTATTATTATTTTTACGTCAGGTAAATCATCCAACATTTTCTTAGCTTGCAATATTTTTGCTTTAGTTATTGTCATCTTATCCCCTCTCATCGTTTTTGTCTTTCTTTGACGATCCCCAAAACGCCATCTTAAAGGCAAACGCAAATAGAAGTATAAACGCCAGAACAATTAATGCATTACTGACATCTTCTATTTTTGTGAATATCGGTTTGGTATCTAACCACTCCCAAAATTTATACCAATTCATCATCAAACACCTCCTTTATATAATGTTGAAAAAATATTATCCCCATTTTTTCTTTAAAGAACCTGCAACCAAAGAAACCAAACAAAAAATAAAAAATCTCTATTGAAGCGCAGATTAAAAAGCCAAGAAAAAATTTAAGAAATTTCATAAATTTCTTCCTATGTAAATAGCCGCGATAAAAAGAAGTATCAAAATAATTATAGTTATAATACTTGCCTCTAGATAGACCATTATTCCCTCTTTATCCACCTTCGATGAAATTCGTCATAGTCATAATATCTCGCTTTCTGATATATTACAATTACCCATATAAAAACGATAACAACAATTAGAATCGGAATTAAAAAAATAATAAATAGCGTCATCCAAATTATTCTCATCATCTTATCAACACCTCTATTCTTCCAGCCCTTAATTCCTTCTCTGCGTCCTCTATTGTGTTCACAATCGGCTCTTCGTGTCTGTTAAAACTCGTGTTTATGCAGATAGGAAGGCCGGTAAGTTTGTAGTAATGTGTTAGGACTTCATAGATAAAAGGATTATTCTCTTTATTCACTATCTGCGGTCTTACCGTGCCATCCACGTGGACTATCGCAGGGGCTTTCTGCTTGCATAATTCGGTTGTGTTATAGCAGACCGTCATAAATTGCGCTGCATAAGCGCCTTTGGGGTATTCTTTGAAATACTGCGGGGCAAATTCCTCTAATATCACCGGCGCAAAAGGCATAAAGTCAGAGCGCTCTAATTTCTCATTTAGTATCTTGGTTATGGTAGGATTAATCGCCTCTACCAATATTGACCTATGGCAAAGTGCTCTTGGGCCGTATTCCGCCCTGCCGATTACGAGGCCGACGATTTTGTGGTCTGCGAGATATTGAGCAATTATTGCTTCCCTCATATTTCTTTCCCCAAATAAACATCCCTTAACTTTATAGGCAACGGCTTATTTACCAAATATGCCGCACCTAATGCAAGTCCGCCATCCCCCATATGCGGATGGATAAAAATATCCTTGACCTCTGGCAAGTTCATTAAGACTTGATTTAATTTCACATTGGCGAATACGCCGCCAGCACAAGCGATATTGCCTATCCCCGTCTTTTTTATACCTTCAAGAACTATCCTCATTACTACCATCTCCAATAGTCTCTGTGCACCCCAAGCAATCTGTTCACGGGTGAAGCCCTGCAATTCTTTCTTTAAGACTGCTATTGCGTTCTCCCAGAATAAATGATTGCGATTATTCCAGCGCATTTTTTTGTAATCGCAATCAAAATATTTGAATAATTTAAAGAATACTTCTGGCGAATGTTGATATGCAGCCAGTCCTGTAATTTTGCCACCGTGTCTATTGGGAATAAATCCGCAGATGTAGGTTATGTAATCCCAAAAATTTCCCGCTGAATGTATCTTGGGACTCTCAGCAATCTTTTTCATCTTGCGGTATCTTGCCTCCCAGATAGTCCCTGAAAGTCCATCCCCTCCGCCATCCAAAGTGAATACCGTCGCCTCGCAAAAGCCTGAAGTATAATAGGCGCTTGAGGCGTGGCAGGCGTGATGACCAAAGGTTAAAATCCTGCCTTTATAAAACTTGCATATCTCTTTAATAGAATACTGGCGGGATATTCTAAATTGTTGTAAGTAACTTGCAAATTTATGGGCTTGGACAAAAAGAGGATGAGCAGAAAATTTGGCGAATTTGGAGTAAATATTTCTTAAAAAACTCATATGTGAATCAACATTATAATCAGAAGGGAAAAATACCGAGCCAAAACCAGCAAGAGCAATGATGTCTATATGGCCGGCATATTTGAGTGCGTCTTGGAGACAAAGTGCGGGAAATCCAGATTGAAACTTTACTCTCGTGAAACGCTCCTCATTTGAAGCATAGAGGATTTTATCATCTCTTAAGAGACAAATCCCTGCATCGTGTCCGTCATTTATCCCTAATATAATCATTTACTATCCATCCCCATATCTTATGCTTTATCTATGGCTGGTGGCTTATAATTTAATCTCCCTTATCACTTCCAACTTTGCGACCCTGAATTTACCACCGCTTTGGTCTGGCACGATAATCTGATTATCTTTTTTGGGTATTTTCACTAATAAAATCCTGCCTTGATTGTTTGTAAGACACCACATTAGAGTCCCGAGGTTTAACCCCGCCCCGCATTGTTCTTTTGTGTCTGTGTTGATTTTTTCTTCCTTGTAGGTTTTACCGACTTCATATTTTATTCTTCCATAATCAGTAACTATGGAGTTCTCATAATCTAAATTTACGGTCTTATAGGCATAATAAAATTTATCATCACTTTCCAATTCAGAAAGAGTAAAATATTCTTTTAATTTATCCCATTTACCTGTGAGCAAATAGCGTTTAACCCGAGCGTTCCCATAAACCCAAGCGTTCCCATAAACCCAAGCGTCCCCATAAACCTGAGCGTCCCCATAAACCCGAGCGTTCCCAGAAACCTGAGCATCCCCATAAACCTGAGCATCCCCATAAACCCAAGCGTCCCCAGAAACCCGAGCATTCCCATAAAC